ATTTGTAAGTGTTCAAGAACAAGACAATCCAGATTTCAAAGGAGATAGTAAATTTAAAACATCTATTAGAAGTACATCATGGGAAAAAGACGATAAAGGTAATTACAAAGAAGTAGAAAATGAATGTAAATCTCATCTTTATTTAAAATCAATGGGATTGAGTTCAGTCATACTACCAGGTTCACAAACTTTACCAGGATATGACCCTGATAAAGGTGATAGAGATATTTTAATTTACATAGAACAAATTAACGACAGATTTAAAAACTTTGAAACTGAAGAACATAAATCTGGTTCTATAAGAAGAATGGTTTTTCCTGTCCATTTCCTTAAAACATATTTTACTGGTATAACATCTATTGAACAAGGACTAAATAGTTTTTGGAGTGCAGTCTCTTCACTTTATGGTGGATTTTGGAACTTTCAAGTAACTACAGATGACTTTGATACAGGTAGAATTGGAATGGTAGAGATGTATGGTTCAAATGGATTTGGTGTTGATGTTAATAAAGATTACTATAATGATTTCAAAGACGAAGTTAGTAATTCATCAAAAAATATTGATTCGTATTTAAACTATGGTGAGGAAAATAATTCTACTAATCCAAATAAGATGTTTATGATACCACTTTATAGTAAAGATTCTTTTGTAAAAGAGTTTAGTCTTGATGTCAAGATGAGTTCTCAAATGGTAACACAGGCAGTCTATGGTACACAAACAACATTCAAAACATCAGGTGGTAATTTACCACAAGGATTAACAGACTTGGGTGTTCGTGCAATGAGTTTATTATTCAATGATTCACAAGTTAATGAAATGGAACAAGAAGTTAGTGAGGATGAAATAATGAAACACATTGCATTTCCTGAACAAATTGAAGGTGTTAAAGTTGGTTCATTATATTCAAGAGGTGATACTACAGAGATTGACCCATTATCAACACAAAGTCAATACTATGTAGACTTTACTAAAGTACCAGATATTGCATCGGATACTGCAGAGAAAATAAATAAAGTAAAGAAAGGTAAGAAAAGTTTAAAAGAACTTGATATAAATGATGAAAGTTCAGTTGAAGATTATGCGGAAAAATTACAAAAAGAAGGTAGTGTTTTATTTTTTCCATTTTCACCAGATGTAAAAAGTGAAGATAGATATCCAATCTATGATGATTCAGGAGATATGACAAGTTATTTTCGTAAAGTACATAACTTAGTTATAATGAATTATAGAGGTGAAGAAGGTGAAACTTCAAATAAAACTTCTGCATTTTATAGTCACATACCAATGACACCAATTAAGTTATCATTATCTCTTGATGGAATCGGTGGATTACGAATTGGTAATTTATTTGTATTGGATTATCTACCACAACAATATCGTGAGTGTACACATTTCATGATAACTAAAATTGGTCACGATTTATCAACATCAGGTTGGACAACTAAAATAGAGGCAGTTATGCAAATTAGTATGTCACAATTAACTAAAAAGAAACTACAAAATGTTGATGATGGTATCAAAGTTCAATTTGGTAAAATAGGTGAATCTTTAGACCAGGCATATGTTGATTATGTTAAAGAACAAAAGAAGAGTATTGAGGATAAAGAATTCAAAGCAAAAATGGATAAAATTAAAAAAGAAGATGATGCAAAAAAACAAGAAATGGAACAAAATCTTAAAGATGGTAAATTCACCGATACCGATGGTATTGACCCAAATGACACATCAAGAGCAGCAGATGCACATCGTTCAGAGATACAATTTAGGAAAGGCCTTGAAAATCAAAGTACAACAAAATTTAATGTGGTTGCTGAAGGTGATATTTTATCAAGTCAAAAGATAACAAAAACACAAAAAGATACATTTGATTCAAGTGGTCAAATTAATAGTGGTGAAAAAGTAACTGAAAAGGCAATAACCGTAGATGAACTTTTTGAAAGTTTAAAAGATGATAGAAAAGATGAATTTTTCGGCCCACAACTTCCTGTAAATAAAGATGGAAGTGAACCACAAGAAGAAACAAAATCTTCGTGGTGGAATCCTTTTGACTAATAAAAAAATCTATTTTGAGAAATAATTACTATATTTATTAATAAATTAATGAGGTTATAATGATTCTATGGTTTACAGGTCAACCAGGTTCTGGTAAGACTACACTATGTAATGAAATTAAAGAGAAAATTCTATACTCACATCACTATTTAAAAGATAAAATAATACATCTTGATGGTGATGACTTGAGAGATGTTTTGGATAATAAAGATTATTCAGAAAAGGGTCGTAGAAAAAATATTCAGTTTGCAATTAATATGGCAAAGGTTATGGAAAACAAAGGTTATTTAGTTTTGGTATCTTTAGTATCACCTTATCGTGATTTAAGAATAGGTGAGATTTTTTATCTACATTCAGAAAGAGACTTACGACAAGACTACCATGTTGAAAATTATGAACCACCAACAGAAAATTTTACAAAAATTAACACAGACAAACCAATAGAGGAGTGTATAAATGAAATACTCAATGTTTATAGGAAGATGGCAACCTTGGCACAAGGGACATCAATGGTTGATTGAACAAAGACTAAAACTTGGTAAAAATGTTTTAGTTTGTATCCGTGATATGATGCCAGATGAAAATAATCCATATACGAGTGAAGAAGTATTTGATAATATAAGTTTAGAATTACAAGACTATATAAGAGTTGGACAAGTAAAGGTTATGATAATACCAGATATAGAATCTATAAATTATGGAAGAGGTGTGGGTTATGATATAATTGAACATGAACCACCTAAAGAAATAGGAGAAATATCTGCAACTAAAATTAGGAGTGAACAAAATGAAAATTGATATCTTGGATAAAGGATACATTGAATTAGTGGATACACTTGGTGATGACTTAACACCTGTAAATGCCGCTCGTGTATCATTTGGTGGTAGGAGTGATAAATTTGAGAGTAAAGATAGAAAACTATCTAAGTTCTTAATTAAACACAAACACTTTTCACCATTCAGACATCAACATGGTATGTTTATTATAAAGGCACCAGAGTTTGTAATGAGACAATGGTACAAACATGTCGTTGGTATTGAAACCACAAGTAATCATCCTACTAAAGACCATGCTTGGAATGAGATAAGTGGTCGTTATGTTCCATATGATGAGTTCTATGAACCAACAGAGTTTAGAAAACAATCAGAAGATAACAAACAGGCAAGTGATGGATTGATTGAATTACAAGATAGTACAAGATTATTATGGATGACTGCACAACAAAATTCTATATCTGCATATAACGAAATGTTAAAACGAGGAATGGCAAAAGAACAAGCTCGTAGTATATTACCACTTACGGTTTATACAAAAGTATGGTGGACTGCATCATTTCAAAGTATTATGAACTTTATTGAGTTAAGAGATGAACCAACATCACAAGTGGAGATACAAGAATATGCACGAGGGTTAAAGGAAATCATGTTGGAGACATTTCCTGAAACTACTAAATTATGGAGTGAGATTTATTTAGACTAATGAAAGGTTGGATATTCACAACGCAAAACACACCATCATACGAAACAAAAAGGTTACTTGAATGTTTTGATAATGAAGGTATAGAATGTTTTTCTGTACATCCTAATAGTGTGGATATATTTATCAGTAAAGATAATAAAAAATCTGTGTTAGTAGATAATGAATATACATCTATTCCTGATTTTGTAATACCAAGAGTTGGAAGTGCAACCACATATTATCAGAAAGCAGTATACAGACATTTAGAACGAATGGGTGTGTTATTTATTAATGGTAGTGATGCAATTGATAATGTAAAAGATAAACTTTACACTATGCAAATATTATCACAAAATAATATTCCACATCCAAAAACAATGTTGGTTAAGAATCCAATTGATTCAAGTTATGTAGAAAGAAACATCGGATTTCCTATTGTGGTTAAATCACTAAGTGGTACTCACGGAAAGGGTGTTTATCTTGCAGATAATAAAAGAAACTTTGAACAATTAGTAGAGATGATGGAACAATTTAATGATAGATTTAATATCATCTTACAAGAGTTTGTTAAGGATTCACATGGAAAAGATTTAAGAATTATCGTAGTAGGTGGTAAAGTTATTGGAGCAATGAAAAGAGAATCAACCGATGGTGATTTCAGAGCTAATGTTACACGAGGTGGTGGAGCAAAACCAGTAGAACTTGATGAACAAATGGAATATCTCGCATTAGAATCTACAAAGATATTAGGATTAGATATCGGTGGTGTAGATTTATTATATGATGGTGATAGTTACAAAATATGTGAGGTTAATTCTTCACCTGGTTTCAATGGAATGGAAAAATATACTGAAATAAGAGTTGCCGAACAGATAGTTACTTATGTAAAAAATAAATTAAATTAATGGTTATAGTAAATTCAAAAGAGAAGTGGGATTCATTACAAAAGAGAATGAAGACCCAACACTTCATCTATCTACAGATGTTATCGGATATACACAAACATCCGAAAGAGAATCGTGTATCTTGTTTTTATATAAGAACAATACAAGAAGAATACATTGTGCCTGTAAATCATAATGAGAAGTTTGGAACAATACAAACCATTGATGTAGACGATAGTAAAGTATGTGTGGGTGATATGAAATCATTTATACATAATTCAATGATTGATTGTGACCATGTGTTTGGGTTAGTTGATTTAAATTGGTGTCACTATATGAAAACAAATGAACCATATGATTTTGATAAACATTTAACAACTGCACATCATCATAATCATAGATTACATTACGATAAAGAGAATGTAAATGATATTATCCCATTAGTGAAACATGGTGAGTACTTTTCAAAGGTATCAATGGACTTATTAAATTATTTAGAAGACCATGATTACTATGACCAAAGTATCTTAGAAGTTTTATCCAAGATAGAGGATAATGGAATCCAAACTACAGATGGTTTAGTTTATTCAGAATACAATCCATACACTTCAACAGGTCGTCCAAGTAATCGTTTTGGTGGATTGAACTTTGCCGCATTAAATAAGAAAGATGGTAGTAGAAAACAATTCATTAGTAGATTTGATAAAGGTGTATTAGTGGAGTTTGACTATGATGCATATCATCCAAGATTGATTGGTGATAAAGTTAAGTATGAGTTTCCAAATGGTAGTGTTCACCAACACTTGGCAGACACCTATGGATTAAGTTACGATGATGGTAAGGCATTGACATTTAAGTATTTATATGGTGGTATCACACATGAAATAATAAATAATCCTTTCTTCAGTAAAGTGGATAAGTATGTTCAAAAACTTTGGAACACTTGGAAAGGGAATAAAATCATAAAATCTGATATTTATAATAGAGAAATAAGCAGAAAGAATCTATCTGATATGAATCCTAATAAATTATTTAATTATATGATTCAGTTGATGGAGACAGAAAACAACATGGCAGTCTTAGAACAACTTTTACCTACTATAGAAGATAATCGTAGTAAGTTAGTTCTTTACAACTATGATGCGTTCTTGTTTGACTTTGATATATCAGAAGGTTTGGACTATTTAAACAATGTTAAAAAGATACTTGAACAAGATGGTAAGTATCCAACACGAGTTTCAATGGGTAGTAATTACCATGAGATGAAAGACATAACGGAGAAATTTAAATGATTAAACTATCAAAACTTATCAATGAAAAAGATGAAGGTTTGAGTAATCCAGTTGTACAGAAAATTGATTTCAATAAACCAACCGTAATACATATTTCTGATGAAGAGATGAAATTATTACATCAAGACAAAAGATTAGAAAAGGATGGAATCACAATAATATTTGGTGATGAAAAACGAACTAAATAAAATACTAACCGAATTATCCTATCGTGTTAAAGATGGGGTGCCTAATTTAAACAACGAACAACACTTAATTAAATTGTTTGATGTGTTGAAAGAGTTTAACTGGCCGATAGAAGCACGCGTAGAACTTATACAGAATCTTACTGAATCCGAAGCAGGTGACCAAGCAAAGAAACTTGGATTAACACACATGGGATTTGGTAATTATGGTAAAGATGATAAAGTAACTCACACTTCAAAAGATGGTGAATTAGTTCCTGTCGGTGGAAGTGGAGGCGATGATAGTGAAAAATCTGAAAAAGGTGAAAAAGAATTAAATCAAAAGATAGATTTTAACAATCCACCAGAATCAATTACAAAAGATATTCAACCTGATGATGAAACTTTTGAAAACCAAGAAAATATTACACCACATGAATATGACCCACAAGAAATAGAAGTTGGTGGACAAAAAATTAAATTACCAGTAAATGAGGAAACATTAAATAAAGTATTTAACCAACCACCACATAAATTTCCTAAAAAATATATTAAAACTTTAGAAAGAATTTTAAATACACAAAAGATAGATAAAGACAATCCACCAATAACTTCCTTTACAAACTCTTCCGAAGAAAGAGAACAAGTGGGTGCAGGTCAGATATCCGCACAAGCATCAGAATTATTAATGATGATGAGTACTACTTTATCAGATGAGGAATCAGATAAATTATATGAGTTATTAGAAAAAACTTCAGATTCTACAAAAGGAAACCAAATACTTGATAAAAGTTGGATACAGGCCTCAAGGTCTATGAGAGAAGCAGCTATTAAAAATGTTAAGGAACAATATGGGCCAGATGCAGAAATTGAATTTGGTGGTTGGGATTCTACTGCTGATGTTGAGGATGGTATTGGAATATCATACGATAAAAAGGGATTCTCTACTGATACTTTCTTCAGAGTAAAAGTTGATGGTAAATCTAAAATACATGAAGTATCAAATAAAAAAAGTTTAGTGGTTCATTTGGCAAATCCAGGTTCAGGTGATATAGAGGATGGAATGGAAAAGGCGGGTGTTGATATAGGAGACCCAAATAGACATGCAGGTAAATATACAGAAAACGCAGCCAATCGTTCACGAAAACGATTAGAAGAAATTAATGATATAGAAGTATATGAAAAGTTAGATGATATGAATGATGATGAACTTCTTGAAACATTAAATAATCTACCATCTGAAATCAGGTCAAACTTTACAAGTGGTAGTGCACCTAAACTTCAATTAAAAAAAGATGCAAGAAATTATTTAAAGATGATGAAGGCATTGAAGAATGTTCCAAAACCATGGGACACCACTAATAAAGAATTTTTAGATGCAGCGAAAGAAGCAGGAGTCAATCTTGGTTCAAGAGTTCCAGGTTCATCAAAGGCGATAAATAAAATGATGATATATTCTGCATATTTACAATACGCAGATGAATTAAGTAATGGTGTAGAAGACGGACCAGGTATGAATTTTATTCAGAATCAAGTAGGTATAATTGGTAAAGAACCATATCCAGAGGGTTCTCAAAGAGATGTAGAAAATCAACACATTGTTAATTTAAATAAAAAAGAATCAAGACCTGTTTTGATGAAATTAATTAGAGAAAAATTTCCATTAAAATCACTAATGGAAGCAGAAGAGAGTATGGTACTTGGTGGTAATAGAATGAGTCCTGAGATTTGTGAAAAGATTTTTGGAACTACTGAATGGGATAAGGTTCAAGAAAATATTTCTATTAAGAAAAATGATAAGGGTGAATATTATCTAACATATTCTGTAAAAGTTGATGGAAAAGAAAAAGAAATAAGGATTGCTCAAATAAAACCAAGAGGTAAGGGTAAAGGATATGCAAGTATAACAACCGAAATGTCATTGGCAGAAGAGTTTCAACATACCGTTCATTGTGCGAATAAAACTTCAGATAATCCACCAAAAAACCCAAGTGATGAAGAAATTAAACTCGCTAAGAAATTAGAAAGAAAGTATGGAGAATGTTAATGAGAACTCAATTACTATGTACATTCACTAAACAAGACAAACTAAATGAATCTATTGATATCATAGTTTCTTGTAATAAAATTTTATATGATAAGGTTTATGTCTTTACAGATGTAAATGACCCATCACAATTGTTATGCACTTACAATGTGGAATTCAATGAAGACTTTCAAGAACCAACTATAGATACTATATCTCTTCATAGAAAGAAACAATCAAATACACTCTACACAATCAATGCACTGAATGAAGTTATTCGTTCAAAGAATAATGGAATCTTAGATAAGAAGTTCATGGTTGATTGGGATGAGTTTCAGAACACACTATTATTAACAAATGAAAATGGATTAACAAAGATTCCTACAAAGATTCATTCCATTATAGATGTTAATGAATGGTTAAAATAAAAAAAATAAAAAAAAATAAAAAAAAATACGGTTTGGGATTTTTCCAATATATATATAAATATACTTAATAACTTAAGTATTAGTTTTTTGAAAATTTGAAATCAGAAAGTACAGAGAGTAATTGACTTTGTATGGGATTGACCGAATAATGGGTAGACTTTAGAAGCCCATAAGGTAATCACAGATGAGTTTGTGGTGAACCTACCGAGGTTAGAATAATTTTGGTAGTTGAGACATCAATCATTTAATGTACTTGAAGAAAAAACAATAGAAACGATTCTATTGACCTTGTTGTGGGTAAGGGTAAAACTGAAGTCCCACTTTATGACTGAATCAATCTAATCTTGGAGAGATAAGGTAATGATACAGAGGTTGTACTCACTTCAATGAGATTAACCATCTTGAGAAGAATCATCGTAACTGATGGGTATTAGGTACAAGGTAGAAAAAATCCAAGCTTCAAGTTGTAGGTAATCGTTAATCCTACATCCCCATAGATTTCATAAAATTAAAAAAATGGTCACACGATTTTTAGTTTCCACCTTATATACAAACTTAAAAACAAGATGACCATTTTTTTTGCAAAAAAATAAAAATAAAACCGTTTTTTACAAATATATATGATATATATTATTGTATCAAGGTTATACTTGAATACCAATTAACAATTAAACATAAAATAATAGGAGATAAATAATGGACTTAAATGCTATTCGTAAGAGGTTATCACAACTTCAAACAACAAACAACAGAACATCAAGTCTTTGGAAACCACAACCAGGTAAAACTCAAATCAGAATCGTACCTTACAACTTAAATAAGGACAATCCTTTCATTGAGTTATTTTTCCACTACAATCTCAACAATCGTTCATATCTTTCACCAATATCATTTGGTAGACCTGACCCGATTGAAGAGTTTGCACAGAAACTTCGTGGAAGTGGCAACAAAGAAGATTATCAATTGGCTCGTAAATTAGAGGCAAAAATGAGAACTTTTGCACCAGTCGTAGTCAGAGGTGAAGAATCACAAGGAGTAAAATTTTGGGGATTCGGTAAAACCGTATACCAAGAACTACTTTCTGTAATTGCAGACCCAGACTATGGTGATATTACAGACCCAGTTAATGGTCGTGATGTTGTTGTTGAGTTCATTTCAGCAGAGGAGACTGGAGCCAGTTATCCTACTACTAAGATTAGAGTGAAACCTAATCAAACACCAATTTCAGATGAACCTGAAATCTTGGAAAAAGTAAAAGACCAACAAGACATTACTGAAATTTATCAAGAGTTATCTTATGATGACTTATCAGGAGTATTAAACGAATGGTTAAACCCATCCGATGACGATACTGATGGTGAGGAATCAACAACAGATACCGTAACAACTTCTGAATTGGAATCTTCCAAAGTGAAAGATACATCAGAAGCATTTGATGAATTATTTAATTCATAAACAATAACAATATAGTGTGTGGCAACATACAAGAAAAGTAGAGATGGGTGTTATTGTATTCCCTAACTACACACTATTTTAACTTAGGAGAAAATGAATGTCAGTAAATGATGTATTGGCCGATACTTTGGCAAGTAGTCTAAACAAAAAGTTTAAAGATAACAAAGTGGCATACTTCTTAGATGGAAGTGATACCACACCAACAGATATAAAAGACTTTATATCTACAGGTAGTTCTATGTTAGACTTGGCAATATCAAATAGACCAAATGGTGGTATTGCAGTTGGACGAATCACAGAAATCAATGGATTAGAATCAAGTGGTAAATCACTACTTGGTGCTCACATTCTTGCAGAAACTCAAAAGAAAGGTGGAGTTGCAGTTTATATAGATACTGAGACTTCAGTTAGTCAAGAGTTTATGGAAGTGATTGGTTTAGACTTAAATAAAATGTTATACCTACATTTAGAAACCGTAGAAGATATCTTTGAGGCAATTGTAGAAATAGTAACAAAAGTTAGAGAATCAGACAAAGATAGGTTAGTAACTATTATGGTTGATTCACTTGCCGCCGCTACTACGAAAGTAGAGTTGGAAGCAGACTTTGATAAAGATGGTTGGGCAACTGCCAAGGCTATCATTATATCAAAGGCGATGAGAAAAGTTACTCAAATGATTGGAAGACAAAAGGTTGCACTTGTGTTTACTAATCAATTAAGACAAAAACTCGGAGTAATGTTTGGAGACCCTTGGACAACAAGTGGTGGAAAGGCATTACCATTCCATGCTTCAACAAGAATTAGATTGAAGAACATGGGACAAATCAAAGACACAGGTAAGAATGTACTTGGTATGAAGTGTAGAGCACAGATTGTCAAGAACAGACTTGGCCCACCTTTGAGACATGCAGACTATGATATGTACTTTGATAGAGGTATAGATAATTATGGTGCATGGTTAACCGTACTGAAAGAACACAAGTTAGTCAAAACTGGTGGAGCATGGTATACTTTAGTAGACCAAAATGGTGAAGAACATAAATTCCTATCAAAAGATTGGGAAGATTTAATCACCGAAAATGATGAACTAAGAGAGTATGTTTATAAAATCATTTGTGACAAGGTTATATTACAATACAGAGAAAAACTTGGTATTGATGATGTAGAGTTTACAGATGAGGTTCTCGGTGACTAATAAAAGATATCTTTCAATACTTGATGAGATAAAAAAATCTGGCGGTAAAGTAGATAGTGGTGAACCAAACGACTCGGTTTTACTTATAGATGGTCTGAACACTTTTATTAGAGTGTTCTCAGCAATACCAACTACTAATGATGATGGGGTTCACATTGGTGGAATAGTTGGTTTTTTAAGGTCAGTTGCGTTCGCTGTAAATATGGTAAGACCTACCCGAACTATCATTGTATTTGATGGTAAAGGTGGGTCTAACCGCCGTAGAAAAATCTTTCCTGAATACAAAATGGGAAGGAAAATGTCTCATCGTTTGAACAGAGCAAACGATTACTTAACTCGTGAAGACGAACAAAAGATGATGATTCATCAATTGAATCGTGTGGTTGAGTATCTTGAATGTTTACCCTTGACTATAATCAATATGGATAATATTGAGGCAGATGATGTTATTGGTTATTGTAGTAAACATATTTTCAAAAAGAAAGTTACTATAATGTCTACTGATAAAGACTTTTTACAATTAGTAGATAATAGGATTCAAGTATACTCACCAACTAAAAAACTAATGTACGATGAAGAACGAATTAAGAATGAGTTTGGAATTAATCCTAAAAACTTTTTACTATTTAGAGTTTTAGATGGAGACAAATCAGATGGTATACCTGGTATACATGGAGCTGGACTAAAGACTTTACTTAAAAACTTTCCATGGTTGAGTGAAGATGTGAAGTATACCATCAATGATTTACTGAAGAGTGCATCTACAAAAAGAAAACATGTAAAATTATGTGAAAAGATTTGTAACTCTGAAGAACAATTACTAATGAATAGAAGATTGATGGACTTGGATGATGGTATTATGGGTGGTAGTAGTAAACTAAAAGTCCAAGACATTACATCACAACCAATTCAAAGAATAATAAAACACAAGTTTCAGAAAATGTTTTTAGAAGATAAAATGTATACTGCACTACCTAACTTGACAAGTTGGTTGGCAACTACATTTAATAGATTGAATCATATGGCGGAGAAAACACATGGGTAGAAAGAGAAAATACCATAGTGAAAAAGAAAGACGAGATGCTCAAAGAAAATGGCAGATGGAACATTACAAAAGAAATGCAGATGAGATAAGAGCAAAGGCTCGTCAAAAATATCGTGATAAGAAAAGAAAAGAGTTTTATGACAAGAAAGTACAAGATATGTATGGGAACATTGAGTGAGTAAAAGTAAAACATTTTGTCCCTTACCTTTTGTACATTTGTATGCACAACCTTCAGGTCATGTGAAACCTTGTTGTATTGCAGAAACTATACATACTCACAATTTAAACAAAGAATCCATAGGTGAAGTATTTAATTCTGAAGAGATGAAGAAACTTCGTATGGATATGTTAAATGGTGAGAGAAACAAATTATGTGACATTTGTTATCTCGCAGAGGATAGAGGTGAGGTAAGTGCACGACAAGGATTTTTAGAACCAGATAACAATGAATTTGAAATACCAAAGACTACTGATGGTGAAGTTCCATTAGAGTTTCAGTATATTGATATTAGGTTTTCAAATCAATGTAATTTTAAATGTAGAACATGTTGTCATGATTTCTCATCATCTTGGTATGAACCTGAAATGTTATTAGGTGGAATATCACCTGATGTTAATAAGGTTATTAAAGTAGAAAATAACTTTATGGAAAATCTTAAGAAACATTTGGGTAAACTTAAGAAGATATATTTTGCAGGTGGTGAACCTTTGATTATGCCAGAACACATGGATATCCTAAAGTTTGTTACTGATAATGAATTAAAATTACATTTACATTATAATTCTAACATGTCTACTTTAAAATACCAAGAGGAATCATTGTTCAAATATTGGAACAAGATAAAAGAAAAAGGTACTATCTATATTGCAGTATCTTGTGATGGTTTATATGACTTAGGTGAATATATCAGAGTAGGTTTCAATCATGATAAGTTCGTAAAGAATATAGAAAAATTAAAAGAAAATGATATTCACTATGGAATTCAATATACCGTATCCACATATAACATACATCACATATTTGAATCAATTGAACAATTCCTTGATTTAGGTATTATTGAGAGTACCGATGATATATCATTTCATTATGCATGGGCACCTGATGGAGTATGTATACAGAATTTACATGAAAGAGATAAGTTCAAAGTTACAAATACCTTTGAAAAAAATATGAATAAAGTTACAGAAAAAACAAAAGTGGAGTTAAATAATATCCTAAAGTTTATGGGAACAGAAAGTGGAAATCATAAAGAAATAAAAGACTATTATGATAAAATAAATCGTGTGTTTCCGAAATCTAAATGATAATTATAAATGGTTATGAATGAATCTTTAATTAAATATGGAACATCTTTTCAGAGTAAAATAATAACATCTTTGATAGTAGACAATAAGTTTATAAAAACTATTGGTGACATCTTAGAGGTAAGTTATTTTGATTCTGATGCAAACAAATTTCTTATTAAATCAATAGTAGATTATTTTGAAAAATATAAATCACCACCAACAATGGAGGCATTAAAAGTTGTCATTGATGATGTGGAAAATGATACTTTGAAGACTGCTATTGTTGATTCGTTACGAGGTGCCTGGCAACATCGTGAATCACCAGATTTAGAATTTGTAAAAGAAAAAACACTTGAGTTTTGTAAGAATCAAGTTATCAAAAGTGCAATCATGGAATCGGTTGAATTACTTGACAATCAACAATATGATGAAATCAAAGGTGTAATTGATAATGCGATGAAGGCTGGTGTTGAAAGAGACATAGGACACGAGTATATTACAGGTTTTGAAGAACGAATGAATCAACAATCAAGAAAAACATTACCTACACAATGGGATAGTGTAAATGATTTAATGGATGGTGGATTGGCAGGTGGTGAACTTGGAGTTATAGTTGCACCAGCTGGTATTGGTAAATCTTGGACACTTCAAACAATCGGAGCACATGCAGTTGCACAAGGTAAAACCGTGATTCATTATACATTAGAGTTAAATGCTCAATATGTAGGATTAAGATATGATACCATTGTAAGTGGACAACCAACAGGTAACTTACAATATCATAAAGAAGAAGTATTAAAGAAAATTAATCAATTAAAAGGTGAATTAATAATTAAATATTATCCAACACGAACTGCAAGTGTCAATACATTGGCCGCTCACTTACAACAATGTGAGATGCAGGGATTAAAACCAGATATGGTTATTGTAGATTATGCAGATATCATGAAATCAACATCTAACTTCACAGAAAAAAGACATCAGATAGGTCATGTGTATGAAGAGTTACGAGGTATGGCAGGTGAGTTTGACATTCCATTATGGACTGCTTCACAGGCAAATCGTTCATCTTTGGAAGAAGATGTGATTGGTGCAGACAAAGTTTCAGAAGATTATTCAAAGGTCATGACTGCGGATTTCGTTATGTCTATGAGTAGAAAAGTAGAAGATAAGATTGCAAACACAGGTAGATTCCATGTCATCAAAAACAGATTTGGGCCTGATGGTATTACATTCCCTGCAACTATTAATACTAATACAGGTAATATACAAATCTACGAAACTAATACACAAGGTGGACAAGAAGCACAAGGTAAAATGAATAATGCAGATGAGTATATTCGTAAAACCTTGGCACAGAAGAAGAAGGATTTTGATACAGGTGGGTTTGAATAAAACTTCAAAGAAAATCTTTTTAGAACTTCTAAAAAATTAACAAATGTGCCTTTATTCTCCGTATATATTATAGTTATATTGGGAGAAAAAAAATCAAAACATAGGAGTAAGTTTCAATGGAACAAAACAAATTTAAGTTATCTGATAACTTTATAAATAAATGGAAAAGAAAGAAACCACCATTTGGTTTCAATGGATTAGGTGAATTAGTTTATATGAGAACCTATTCAAGAATCAAAGAAGATGGAAAGAATGAAAGATGGTGGGAGACCGTACAAAGGGTTGTAGAGGGAACTTACTCTATGCAGATGAATCATATTGATTCACATCAGTTAGGTTGGAATCCATGGCAAGCTCAGAAGTCTGCTCAAGATATGTATGAAAGAATCTTCAACATGAAGTTCTTACCACCAGGTCGTGGTTTATGGGCAATGGGTACACCAATCACAGAGGATAAAGGTTTATATGCTGCACTAAACAATTGTGCATTTGTATCAACAAAAACACTTAAAGAAGATTATTCAAAACCATTCTGTTTCTTAATGGACGCATCAATGTTAGGAGTTGGTGTAGGGTTTGATACTAAGGGTGCAGGAGAGATTCTTGTTAAAGGTGTTGATAAAGACAGAGAAACAACATTTGAAATACCTGATACTCGTGAGGGTTGGGTAGAAAGTTTAAGGTTATTATTAGAAAGTTATTTTCATGGACAACCAAAAGTAAAATTTGATTATAGTAAAATCAGACTGGCAGGTGAACCAATTAAAGGATTCGGTGGAGTATCATCAGGACCAGAACCATTAGAAGAAGTTCATGAGGATATCAGAAAAGTCTTAGAAAATAATAGTGGTAATCCAATCACAATCACAACCATTGTAGATATTATGAATCTAATCGGTAAGTGTGTTGTTGCAGGTAATGTTAGAAGAACTGCAGAGATTGTATTTGGTGACCCTGATTCAGAAGAATACTTAGACTTAAAGAATTACAAAGTAAATCCACATCGTGACCAATATGGTTGGACAAGTAACAATAGTATATTTGCAGAACTTGGTATGGATTATACTGAGGTTTCAAAACGAATCGTGGATAATGGAGAACCAGGACTTGCATGGTTAGAAAACATGAGAAAGTATTCTCGTATGAAAAATGGTGGTGATAACAAAGACCACAGAGTAATGGGTGGTAATCCTTGTTTAGAACAATCATTAGAATCATATGAGTTATGTTGTTTAGTAGAAACATTTCCTGATAACCATGATGACTTTGAAGATTATGCACGAACACTAAAATATGCATACTTATATGCGAAAACCGTAACACTCGGAAGAACACATTGGTCAGACACGAATCGTGTTATGTTGAGAAACAGAAGAATCGGTTGTTCAGTAAGTGGTGTTGCACAATTTATAACTCATAGAGGTTTAAATGAGTTAAAGGAATGGTTAAATAATGGATATGATGTCATACAAGAATGGGATGATGTATATTCTGATTGGTTTGCTATACCAAAATCAATTAAAACTACTTCAGTTAAACCGAGTGGTACCGTTTCATTATTGGCTGGTAGTACTCCAGGTTTACATTATCCCGAAAGTAGGTTCTATATAAGAAGAATTAGATTATCAATCAATTCGGAGTTAGTTGAACCATTGAAGAAGGCAGGTTATAAAATAGAACCTGCATTTGGTTCTGAAGATTCAACATTAGTAGTTGAGATACCAGTTGATGTTGGTGAAGGAATAAGGACTGCAGGTGACCTAAGTATTTGGGAACAATTCAGTTTGGCCGCCTTCCTACAGAGACATTGGGCAGACAATCAAGTTAGTTGTACCGTAACTTTTAATCCTGAAACAGAGAGTGAAGAGATACCAAATGTATTGAATTACTACCAATATCATTTAAAAGGTATTAGTTTGTTACCACGACATGATTATGGTGCATACAAACAGATGCCTTATGAAGCGATTGATGAAAAAGAATATAATAAACAAATGAGTAAACTTGGTAAGTTATCATTTGGTGTAATTAAATCAGAAGAAGCCAACATAGAAAAATTCTGTGATGGGGACTTTTGTGATATAGAAGAAATCACACCAACCGCAGGTGATAACGATGACCAAGAGTATACGAATGGTTAAGAATTTTCACACCTGGCAGAAGGCACACCAGAATAAAAATGTGCCGTTCACAAGTAAACAAACAAGGAGATGATTATGAACTATCGTAATCTTATCGCATCTGTAGTACTTATGACTGGATTGTTCGCACAATCTATTCACGGAGTTATTACTGATGTAGACTCAAATCCACTTGAAGGAGCTAATGTTGTAGTTGTTGGAACAGATTTAGGTGCAGTATCTAATGAATTAGGTATCGCACATATTGAAATTCCAGCTGGAACCTACGATGTAACTGCTTCTTTTATTGGTTACTCTACTCTAACTCAATCAGTTGTAGTTGGAGAGGGTATGGCTACATTAAATTTCATATTGGATTTTGATGTGGTTGAACTAACAGATGTAGAGGTGTTAGCATCTCGTGCATCTGAAACTACACCTGTTGCTTACACTAATGTTAGTAAAGAAGAAATGGAAGTGAGATTAGGTTCTCAAGATATTCCAATGATTCTTAATACTACACCAAGTGTATATGCGACTCAACAAGGTGGTGGTGCGGGTGATGCTCGTATCAACATTCGTGGTTTCAATCAAAGAAATGTTGCAGTGATGATTAATGGTGTTCCCCAAAATGATATGGAGAATGGATGGGTTTATTGGTCTAATTGGGATGGTGTAGGTGATGCTACATCTTCAATTCAGGTTCAAAGAGGTCTATCAGCTGTTAATCTTGCCACACCTTCTATTGGTGGAACTATGAATATAATTACCGACCCAACATCATTTGAAAAGGGTGGGAAGTTCAAACAAGAAGCTGGTGATGGTGGTTTTCTGAAAACTACTTTCAACTATAATACTGGTCTCATTTTAAATGACAAGTTGGCTTTGAGTGGAACTATTGTTCGTAAAACTGGTGATGGAATCATTGATGGAACTTGGACAGACGCTTGGGCATACTACTTTGGTGGTAGTTATGCAGTAAGTGAAAACCAACGATTTGAATTATATGCCATCGGTGCTCCACAACGACATGGACAGAATCTATACAAACAGAATATTGCAACTTACTCACAAGAGTTAGCTGGTGATACAGATGGATATGATACTGATGCATTTGCAGAAGGTAACAAATTCCAAACTGAAGCTGGTAGATTTTTCAATCAGAATGTCGCACCAATTGACCCATCATATACAGGTAAACAATATTGGTATATGTATGGTGCAAATAAATCCAATAGGTTCAACAAGAACTTCTTGAACGAAAGAGAAAACTTCTTCCATAAACCATTAGTGAATTTAAATCACTTCTTAACTATCAATGATAAAACAAGATTAAGTTCTGTTTTATATTGGAGTGGTGGTTCTGGTGGTGGTACTGGTACATATGGTAGTGTATCAAGACAACCAGCAGTTGAAGGAGAAAGATGGTATGCAAGTTCACCTTGGACTTGGGATTGGAATGCAGAGATTGCACAAAATTCCGACAACATTGATGAGAACTTTTCTACTACTGAAAATCGTTCAACAGGAATTCTTCGTAATTCTATCAACAGACAAGATACATATGGTTTGATTTCAAAATTAAACTACGATGTAAGTGATGTTTTAGCATTACAAGTTGGATTAGATTGGAGAACTGCTCGTATAGAACACGCTCGTGAAGTTCGTGATTTATTGGGTGGTGATTATTATGTTGATTATGCAGACGATAACTTTGAAGAAGGTAAAGTCGTTAGACTCGGTGACGAGATTGCATATCACAATGAAACAACCGTAGATTGGATTGGTGGATTTGTCCAAGGTAACTACACAACAGAAAAACTAAACCTATATGGTATGGGTGGTGTTTCTTCTATTGAGTATAGTTATCAAGACCATTTCACTATAGAGGATGCAGTAGTAACTGCAGACCCAATCACTACTTACCAAGTTAAAGGTGGTGCATTATATAATGTAAATGAGAATCTTGGAGTATTCATTAATAGTGGATATGTTCAAAAGGCTCCCATTTTAGATAATGTTATTACTTTTGATGGAACCGTAGCAACCGACCCTGATAATGAGAAATTCTTACATAATGAGTTTGGTGCAAACTTCGGTACACAAAAACTTGGAGTTAGAGTTAGTGCATACAATACTGATTGGCAAGATAGGAACCTTACAAAATCTGTACAAACAGGTCAAGGTTCATCAGGTGATACTGATGTTATCTTCCTAAAAGGTGTAAATCAGAAACACCAAGGTC